CCTTTACCAAGTCCTATAAAAGCAGTGTAAATATCTTTATCAGTTTCAGCAACAACAGTTAAAAGTTCATTTCCGTATTCAAACCATTTTCCATTATCTTTTGAAATCTTATCATAAAGATTAATTTTTTTAGAAATGATTTTTCCATCTTTAAATTCTATTTGTGGAATAAATTCACAATTCCATTTCTTTAAAGCTTCATAAAAAGACTCTAAAACTGATTTATAATAAAAATTAGCACTTGAAGTTGTTGTTGCCTGACTAACCCCAACTTTCCAAGTGCTATTCTCTAAAATTTTAGTAAAACTTTCTAAAGCAGTAACTTTTGATGGTCTTATATCTCTTAAAACTTGACCTTTTAAGTCATCAAAAAGAATATGAATTCCATTTAATGTAATCATTTCTCCTTCTTTTGAAAATTTTCTAATCTTATAAAGCCAAAAATTATTCAATTCTTTAACTCCAAAATATTCAGATATTTCTATATCCTTACTATATTTTGTAGTAACTGTGGCTGTTATAAGTCCATTTAATTCTATTTCTTGTGTATTCTCTATTAGAGAATCAGGGGAAATAGTGGAGATTAATTCTTGTTTATTATTAAATAAAAATACTCCTGATTTCATTAAAACCACCTTTCCCTATATTCTATCTGTAAATTAGTTGCATTTGTTATTGTTACAACGTTATTATTATATAATTTGAAATCGTGATAATCACTCTCCACAAAGTCTAAATAACTTTTTATATCTTTTTTATTTAAAAGTATTTTTTCCTTTGAAATTTCTAAAATATCATTTTGAGCAAAAACTCCATTTAGAATTATTTTAGTTCCTTTAGTTTCGTTTTTTAAAATAACTTTATTAGTTCCATTTGTTATTTTTGCAATTATATTTTCTATTTTAACATCAAGACTATATTTTGATTTTATAGTCTTGTCTACTGTTAATTTTTCGCCAAAAGCAAAAGGATTCTGACAAAATATAGTAAAAGACCCTACACCTTTATTAAGTGCAGGATCTGTAATTTCTGTAACTCTACCTATTCTATATCCCTCTTCATCTGTCACTTTAAAAATAACATCTTTTTCAGAATTAATTATATTATTTAACTTTTGCATTGTTTTAAAATATTCTAAATGATTTTTAGCATTTATAAGGAAATCAACTATAATATTTCTTCCTGGATACTTGCTTTCTGTTATATATTCTCCATCTCTACCACTGATAGAAATTGAATGAATATTTCTTACAAAAAGTCCTCTTCCTTTAACATCAAGTGTAGTATAGTTTTCTATTGTATCATCAAGATTTGTTTCATTAAAAATTAATTTATATTCCATTTTTTCTCCTAATAAGCTAAATCAAGTTCAATCTTTTCATCTTGAATTTTTGTTATATCTTCAACAAAAGTTTTAAAAGTTTTATTTCCTAAGTGTAATACTAATTCAATAGGAGTTTTGCTTTCTGTGGCTTTATAATTAGAAATTAGGTTACTTTCTCCATTAATAGTATCAAACATACCCTTAGGATTATTATTAACTATATTATGGCTTAATTCACTTGTAAAGCTCTTTTGAGTTTCATTAGATAGTTCTTCCATAGCACTTGTTACTGGCTTTATATTATCTTTAATACCTTCAGCAAGTCCTAAGTCTAAGAACTCCCCTATTTCTGCAAAAAGTCTTGAAGGTGAGTGAATACCAAAGAATGCTTTAATTTTTGAAACAACATTCTTACAAGCATCTACCGCTGACTTTATAACATTCCCAACTGCTCCTGCAATACCTTTTGCAAGTCCCATTAGAAGTTGACCCCCCATTGAAACAAATTGTGAAACAAATTTTCCTATTGAAGATAGAATTTGTAAAATTATTGAAGGTATTTTTGCAATTACTTCTGGAGCTTTTTGAACTATCCCTGCAAGCAATTTACCAATTAATTCAATACCTTTTTGTAAAAATTGTGGTAAATATTCCCCTATCTTTCTAATTAGAGCTAATAATAGATTAGTCAAAGTAGATATAATTTGTGGTAAATTATTCCAAATACCCATAGCCATTTTGCCAATTAGTTCAAAGCCCTTTTGTAAAAATTGTGGAAAATTATCAAGTATTGTTTTTAATAATTTATCTAAAACATCAACTATGCTCTTTGTTATTGCTGGCATATTATTAAATATACCTTGAGCCATATTCTTAATTAAATCATATCCTGCTTGTAATAATTGAGGTATAGCATCCATAGCCACAATCATTATACTATTTATAATCTCTCCCATACCAGTAATTACATCTGGAATTGCAGTTAAAAGACCATTTACTAATTCAGTTATCAATTGAACACCAGTTTCTAAAAACTGTGGTAAATAATCTGTTAAAAGCACATTTATCATTTCACTAAAATTAGCCCAAAATCCTTCCATACCAAAGTCAAAACCACTAATTAATGAATTAACCATATCAGTACCCATTTGTATAAATTGTGGTAAAGCAATTTGAATAAAAGTTATTAAGAGTCCTGGTAATTGTGCTAAAATATTTCCTATCATTGGAAATAAGTTTCCAAATAGAAAAGTACTAACAGTGCTTGCTAAACCTTCTAAGGCTGGTCTTAATCCTTCTCCTAAAGCTAAAGCACCTAAAACATCCTGGAAGGATGCTTTCATAGCATTAAAAGAACCGCTAAGAGTTGTTGATGCTTCTTTTGCAGTTGTTCCTGTAATGTCTAATTCACCTTGTATAACGTGAATTGCTTCGTAAACATCATTTAGGTTGTTTATATCATATTTAACACCAGTTATCTTTTGAGCATCTTTAAGAAGTCTTTCCATTTCTTTCTTAGTTCCACCATAACCAAGTTTCAAGTTATCAAGCATTGTATAATTTTGTTTAGCGAAACCTTGATAAGCATTTTGAATAGCTTCCATTGATGTCCCCATCTTGTTACTGTTGTCTGCCATATCTATCATAGCCATATTTGCAGTTTCTGCAGCCTTTTTTGTATCTCCACCTAGAGATTGTAAAAGACTAGCTGAAAAACCTGTTACATTTTCCATATAAGCATTAGCAGATAATCCAGTTGATCTATAAGCTTCTTTTGCATAACCTTTTACTTTGTCCGCATTATCTTTAAAAAGTGTTTCAATACCACCTAATGATTGTTGAAGTTTTCCACCTTCTTGAAGTGTAGATAATAGAGCTTTACCAATTCCTGCTGCAATAAAAACTTTCTTTATAGTGGAAACTATACTTGACCCCGCACTTTGTCCAGCTTTTGCCGATTCACCTTCAAGTTGTCCACTAATTGCTCCTTCAAGCCCCTTAGCAGAGGGAACTATTTGGACATAAGCCTTACCAATATCACTCATCAATATCACACTCCTTTTCTTCTATATTTTTTAAAATTCTTTCTTTTGCTTTTATAAAATCCTCACTAGAATTAAAACTATTTACTTGCTCTTTCTCTTTATCTAAAATATCTAATAGCATTTTAGGTTTATTTCTTCCCTTTTGTGCATCTTTGGTATTTGCATAAACTAAAAGAGTTAATCTATCATAGATACCAGCTAGTAAATAGTTCTTTATTTCCAATTTAGCTTTAAAGACTTTCATTTTTAATCTTGAGTTATCCCTTAACCCCATAACTAAACAAGCTACCATTGTTAGTGGTAGCTTTGTATAGTCTAATATATTATAGGTTTCAGCAAGATCACAAATTATTAAATCTTCATTTTCTTTTATAACTCCAGCAAGGAATACTAGTTTTTTGTTTTTTGATCGCTTTTTAAAATTTCTTCTAAAATTTTACTCATCTTTTCAGTAGAAGCATAGCCGTCTCTTTTCTTTAAAAATTCTATTAAGTTTTCTTTTTGTTTTTTTCCTAAAAGTTTTTCATAAACTTTAGGAACCAAAAGAGGATTAGAATCAACATCAGTCATTAATTCTAATAGCTCATAATCATCTAAAGCCTTATCTGAAATTTCAAATTTAAAACCAGATTTAGTAATTCCCTTAATCATTTTAAGCTCCTTTTACAATATATTCATAGTGAGTTACACCATCACTATCAGGTAAAGCTTGAATTGTTACTTCATAACCAATAGCATCTTCATCAGAATAATTGATTTCTCCAATTTCTGTTATAACACCATTAGGAATAACAACTCTCTTTAAAATTCCACCTTTTAAAATCATTTCAATTACTACAACGTGAGCTTGTGCAGATTCACTTGTTGCTTTTACAGTAATTCCAGTATCTAAAGTACCAATTACATTTTTTGCCCCATAAATTTCTTTTAATACTTCAATATTTAAAGATTCTATTAATTTATAAGTAAAAGTATCTGCTTTTTCTGTTTGAGTAGTTAAAACTACATCACCGCCCCAAGCTTTTATTTTATCAGTTTCAGGGCTATTTTCATTACTTAATCCATCTTCTGAGATATAACCTAAATTTTTAAAAGCAGTATTTAAAACTGTTTTAGCATCAACTGGTAAAGCTGTTTTTAATGGTGCAACACTAACTGCTCCGCCTACTTTAGGTTTACCATAAGTTACGTTATTAACTTCTGCCATATTTCTTCCTCCTATTAATAATGTTTTATTTCAAATACAGCTTGGTATCTGTATTGTTTAGTTTCTTCATCAGTAAAATTATAATCACTATTTAGCTTTACTGATGCTATTTCGTTTAAATTTATTAATTTTTCAACCGCTTCTTTTAACTTTTCATTTAATTCACAAGCTTTATATAGAGTCTTACCATAACTTTGAAAAGCAAAAGTGGTTGCTTTTAATTGATTATTTTTTGTGCTTGAAGTTTTTTCAAAAATTACAAAACTTTCAGGCTCTCTTTTTTGATGTTCTAAAAAAACATCTATTTTTAAATTATTTTTTAAAAAATCTCTTATTATTATTTCAATCATGTTATTTAACCGCTTTTAATAATGTATTATTTTTGTAGTTATCTCTTTTTGCTTTCTTTGTTATTGCTCCAACAGAAGCATTTGCTCTTGTTTTCCCAATATATATATCGGTTCCATAACCAGAACCACATCTCGCTGCAATTTCTTTTGCTTTCCCACTTAATATTGCTTGCATTTCGCCTGATTTCATTAATTCACTTACACCAGGTTTATTTATTTTGAAAAGTTTAAGCATAACGTTCAACCATCACTTTCTTATTCCAACTCAATGGCATCATTTCTTCTATACCTTCTATAACACATCCAAAAACGCGAAATTTTCGCCCAAAAAACATTACTTCCTGGTCTTCCCATATATTCGTATCACTTTTAGGAATAGCTAACGTATAGACCGCTTTTTTGCCATATAGATTTAATGAATTTGTTATATCTTCTGTGGTAGGTTGTCCTACTAATACATTATTTACTTTTATTTCTTTTTCTACTAAAATTGGATTTCCAAAAGGATCTTCTCCATTTTCTATTTTATTAATTAATGTAATAGTTATGCCTTTTAATCTACTCATAGAAATTAATCACTCCATATCTTTGTTTTTTAAGTCCAAGTCTTGATAACTCACTATTTTTTATAAAAAGTCCTCCGCCTGGATTTAAAAAAGTTCCGCTGAATGAATAACCTAAGGCACTTTCAGAAGTTTGAATCATTGGTTCATTATTAGTGCTAGTAAGTAGTGTTCTGGATATAATATCCACAACAACTGATTTTACTACGTTAGCAAAAGCTCTATCCTCTGCCAGTTTGTCCAGGTCTTTACCAACCTTTTTTGCTTCGACTCTTAAGCTATCACAAACTATAGGTAATAGAGCTGTTGCTCTTTCTATTTCTTCACTATCCAATTTTCTAAATAAATTTATTACATCTTCAATAGTTGCAAAATTATTCATTTTTGCCACCTACTTTTTCTTTGTTTTTTTCCCTTCAGTAGTTTCTTCAACTTCTTCAACTTCTTCAACTTTTTCTACTTCTTCAGTAGTTTCTTCAACTTCTTCCCAGTCATCTCCTGAAATTAGACAAGGACTATCAATGATAGCCCCTGTTATGATATTTTTATAAATCATATTATGCCTCCACAATTCTTGCAAAAGATTTAGCATCTAAAATTGCCCAACCAATATAAGCTTCTGCTCTTAAGTATACTTGGTTATATCCTTTTAAGTCTTTTCCGGAATTATCGGGATCACCATATTCAATTACTTGAAGAGGTACTTCTTTTGCATAACCCCATTTAAACATATTTGCAAAGTCTCCTACTATTGCTTTTTCTTTACTGTCAATACCTTCTGAAACTGTTGTATTAATATCAACCGCTAATCCATTTATTGAACCAGGATTTGCTCCCCAAGCTAATTCAGGATATTGTCTAACACCATTTACTTTAAGTTTTGCTAATTCTGAAGAAACAACTGGAGACATAGCCATACCTGTTACAACTCCATTAGAGCCTTGTACAAGACCAACTGCAGCTTCGATATTTTCTTCAACTTGTGCTTTAACAAAAGTTACTTTTTGTGAAACTAAATTGTCAAAATGATTAGTTCCAATTACTGTTGAAGCTTGTTTTGTTCTTGGATTTACTCCATGCATTGCCATTATATCAAGCCCTCTAGCAACTTTCTTTGCAAAACCTTCATTAAATGCTTTTAAAATATTAATTTTTTCTTCATCTGAAGCATACATAAATTCATCTGAAATTCTTGCTCCATATTCAATTTTGATAGGATTGATTATAACTGGTTCAACAGTTACTCCACCTTCTGTTTTCTTTCCGTTTTCAGCAACAACATCTACATCTTTATCTAGTGTAAATGTAAATTCTTTGCTACCATTAAAAGATACCGGTACTTGTTTTGCTAAAACTGCAAGAGATGATTTCCCTTGTACTTTGTTTACTAAATCTGATACTAATTCAGGGTCAAATAATGTTCCTTTTGATAATACTGTCATAATTCTTATTCTCCTTTTAATCCTTTTAAAATATTTTGATATGCCACATCTTCTCCACTAACTTTCTTTTCTGTGCTTTTTAGTGGCGGCGGCGGTGTTTGTGATTTAAAAAAGTTTGATAAACTTTCTGCATCAGTTTTTATGCTCTCTTCATCATTACCTGAAATTCTACCTGCTAAATGATAAGGTATGCCATTTTCAAAAGCATATTTGATTTTTAAAGCAGATAAATCATGTTCTCTAACTTTTCCTGTTAATTCTTCAATTTGCTTTTCAAGTTCTGTCTTATTTGTTGTTGAGCTTTCCAAAGTCTTTTTAAGTTCGCCAAGTTCTTTTTCTAAATCAACATTTTTATTTTTGAGTTCGCTATAATCGTTATATTGTTTTAATAATGTTTCTTTTTGTCTCGCGAGTCTATCTTTTATAGCTTCATCAAATTCTTCTTGTGTAGTGATTGGTTTAAATTCACTCATTTTTTTCCTCCTATTTGTCCAGTTTGATTCTGTAAATTTATATTAAAAAAGATACTTTTGAAGTATCTCTTATTAATAACTAATTCTTTGTTTTTTCGGTGGTTTAGCTATACTACAAAGCCAATAAGCTAATAATGCACTATCCATTAAAGCAATGTCATTATCTTCAAATTGCGATTTATAACCAAAGCCACCACCATTTCCAATTAATCTTTTTTCACAATTTGTAGCAACTTTTGTTAATGAAGGTTGATCATTGTGGCAAATACTTTTTTGAAAAATTCCTTGCTCCCACATAGAGTTAGCTACAATTATTTCTTTAACAGTTGGTAAAATCGGTGCTTTTATTTTAAACTCTTTCATTTCATCCGCTAAAATTTTTTGCCCTGACTGTCCATCAACAACTATATCTGCAATATCTGCATTTTTTAAAAAGTTTATTATCCAACCATTTCCATTTCTTACAGATTGGCAATCTATACTTTCTACAAAAATTCTATTATCAACAGTTTTTACTGCTATACTTAATGCTACATTTGTTCCATCAGCTCCATATTTTATTCCTACAAATAATTTGCCTTTAAATTCTGGTAATTTTTCAACTGCCAAATTATCCCAATCAATCTTTGAAATTGCTGATTTTTGATTATACCTTATCCAAAGTCCTAATCTTTGGATATTAAAGTCAATCTCATCTTCTCCAATTTCGTCTTCAACTGACCTTTCAGTAAAGACAGTTCCTAAACTAGGATTTGTTAAATACCAGAGTTCTTTATTATACATATCTGATTGGTCTTCAACTGACCATTCCGCCCAACCTGTATTTTTAGTTTCTCCGTTTAAGGTTTTTTTTCTTAAATTAGTAAAGACTGTTCCTGAACTAACTGGAGTTGGTGGAGTTCCACAAAATATAGTTTGTGGATTTTTACTATCTGTAACTACATATTTTAAAGCACTCTGTTGATCGTCTGTATATTCTTGTGCTTCATCTATAACTAAAAGGTCAAAACCTTCTCCAAGTCCACCAGTAGAAGTTCTTGTTCTAAATTCAATTACTCCATCAGTTTGTAAAAATTCAATTTTTTCTCTGCCTGACGCCCTTAAACTTGTATAGTCTTCATTTTCTTTAAATCCTGCTTTAGAAATTATCCTAAGCAACCTTTCCCAAGCTGAGTGAGAAGTTGTGGTTCTATGTGCTGTATGGTTTATATGTTCACCTTTTACAAGTCCGTATAATTCTCTTATAGCTACTATTTCGTTCTTACCATTTCTACGAGGTACTGAGTAACCAAATTTAGTATGAACCCAAAGTTCCTTTTTAGTTTTTGACAAAATAGCTTTTAATAATTCAATTTGCCATTTTTGAGCAGTTCTTCCGCTTCTTTCGTAAAGTTCAATAGCTTCTTTATAATCGCTATTTTTTGTTGATAATATTAATGACTGTGTAGGTTTTTGATTGCCTATTTTTTTCTTAGACACTTAACCTCTCCTTAATTTTATTTTATGCAACAAAAAAGCAACATACTTTTTCGTACATTGCTTTTGCTTTTATCTATTTTTTAAAAAATCCTTCCAGTATGGTTCGTCTTCATCAAAAATTTCTTTTTCTTCTTTAGTCAAATTATGAGGATAATCCAAAAATATATTATATATCTTTTTCTTATCGAAACTAAACAAATGCTCTCCTACAACATCTAACTTATCTATCCACCACACTCTGTTTTTTTTATCTTCTTTATAAAAATCAGAATATCCCTCAAGATTGCTTTCTGCAAAGATTGTTGTATCTTCTTCATTTGCATATTTTTCTAAATCTTTATAAAAATCATTTGACACTTCCACCACTTCCCTTTAATTGTTTTCCACCATTTGTATTTATAAATCCTAAAATCTTTTCAAATTCTCCATTATTTTTTAAACTATCAACGTCTATTAAAATGCTCTCTGCTTCAACTTTCCCTATATATTTTATATTATGACTTTTCTTACAACCAAACCTTTTTGTTAATACATTGTTATTTAATATCTTATAACCATTTAAAACTTCATTATCTTGTAACTCCAAATATTCAAGTCCTTTAGAGGTTTTTCTTATTATTGCTGCATGTACACCTGTAGCTAAATAATATTCTTTGTCATTGACCATGTTTTGTATTAATTTTAGAACTGCATTATGATCATTATAATCTTTTACTGTAAAACTTTTAACTCCAGAAAGTTTTGATATTTTTTTTATAGTATCATTCTGTGAAAACATATCACAACTTTTTCCACCTCTAAAGTCTAAAACATCATATCCGCCTTTATTCCCTACATATGCTAATGCCACAGAAGAACAAGACCCTTTTGTTTTGTCTAGTCCACCTAAATTTTTAATTATATCTTTTTCAGATATTATTTCTTTATGTTTTTTTATTTGATTATAATGTATATCATTTTTTAAGCATTGTTTTCTAACATCACTAATCTTAGATGAATTTTCTTTACTTAATTTTATTCTTTTCTCTATTTTAGCATCTTTTTCAGCTTTAGTCAATTTTTCGATTTTTATATTTTGTCTTTTTTCTTGTTTAGTATATTTTTTTGTCCAAACATTTTGCTTTCTTCCATCTTCAGGGAAATACTCAACGATACAATCACAATGACTATGTCTCCTATAAACATCCTTTGGAACATCAGGATAATTATATTTTCCAGCTATTTTATCACACCACTTACAGCATTTTCCGCTTGATATTCTTATAACAACTGGTTTTAATCCTAGTTTTGAATGATGTTCTACATTCACTTCAATAGTTTCATCTACAACTGATTTACAAAAATTTCTAATTGGCTCATCAAAAAGCCAATTAATTTTACTAAAATCCTCTGCATTTGATATTTTATTTATAAAACCATCTATTCTATCTTGATTTTTAACTGACGGAATACCTTTTAAACCTAGTTTAGCTTTTTTGTTTAAAATTGATTGTACTTCCACAGAATAATCAGAAATAACTTCGTAACCTTTTGTTAAGGTTGAATTTAAAATTCTATCTGCTATATTATAATACATTCTTCTATCTGGTAAAATATCAACTGAAATATTATTTTTAAAACAATTTACTAAAACATTTCCTACTTCCTCTGCAAATTCATTTGCATTCCTATAATTTGCTTTTTTAGAAATTAATATCTCAAGTGCTTTTTTTATTTCTTCATTTTTTTGCAAACTTTCTTCAAACTCTTTTAATAAGTTTTCTAAAAGTTCTGGTACTATATCTTTTTCCATTTCTCTATATTCCTGTTAATTCAGATAATTTCTTTTCATCAAAGAAATTAGGTATTGCTTGATTAATCTTTATTGCTCCATCTCCAATATTTGACAAAGTTGCTGCATCTGGTTCAAAAACTGGTTGCCATTTTGGTATAAGTTTATAAAATTCATTTCTTTTGTAAGTGAAATCATCTCTTAAACAACAAGCTAAATAACCAACATTTAAAAAACCACTTCCAAAAGTTTTTTGAGCTTTTCTTGCATACATTCTTAATGTTTCATGGCTTGCTTTTATAGCTTCACTTGAACTAGGATTATCACTTACAAAACCTAAATCATCTAAAGTTAATCCTGTTTCTCCAGCAAATCCTGCTGCAGCAGTTCTTAGTTGCTCAGTGAAGGGAGACATACTAGGTGTTGTAAATTGCCCCAACTTCGGACTATCTCCTTGTTCATCTTTTGTAAACTGTAACATACTTGATATTGTAGCTTTCCAACTATCCATTGGTTCAGCATCATTACTCAATCCAACAACATATTTTTGAGGGAAAGAATAAAATTCTGCTGTAATATCCGCTCTTTCAAAAGTTCTACAAGCATATTTTTGAAGATACATACAAGCCCTACTTATTCTACTATGTCCAAAAGGTCTTTTTGCATCTGGTCTATAAATTATTGGTACTAAAAGTGCAAAAGGTGCTTTGTTTTCATAACTATAAGCAAACTTACCTTCTACATAATAATCAGTCCTACCAGCCACAAAATAAGCTTCTAGAATTGCTTGTCCTGATTCGTTTTTGTCTAAAACTGCATAACCTTCTTTTAGCAAATTTGTAATAGGATCTATAATTCCGGTAGCACAATCGCCCTCTATCACTTGAAGTCTTGGAGTATCTTCTTCTCCTTGTGAGATATATACAAAACAACAAGAAGCAATTAATGCACTTAAAATAGCACTATCAAAAAATACATCTGGATTATTCATTTTAAATATTTCATTAATTTCAAAAGAGTCATTGTCAAATTCTTTAAAACTTAATCTATCTGCTAAATTGTCAACTGCCTTGCTACACCAACCTAGAGTAGATTTATATTTTTTTCTTAGTTCAGGTGGAATAGTAATTCCCAATAATGAATCTTCTTTCTTCATTGTGTAATAATCATATCTCAAAGATACTCTTTGTTCCAATTCACTTAGTTGTTTTCTTAAATAATCAATTCCTTTATAATTTTCCATAAAACCTCCTTTTTCGCATGAGAAAATTTGTACAGTCGGCAGTGTGAATACCGCTCACTCGAGTGGGAGGGTGTCATAGCCCTCTATTTTACTCAGCTTTATATTTTGTCCAATCTTTACTTTGCGGTAGATTTCTATTACCTAACAAAATTTTACTTTTTTTCTCTATGTTTAAAAATAATTTATCACTTTTTTGCCTATTACATTGCCAGTGTGCTAGTTGTAGGTTATTAATATCACTTGGATGTCCACCTTTTGCAACTGGAATTACATGGTCTACACAAGGAGCTAATGGATTTGGAGTCTTTAAAGTCATATCAATTTCTTTACCACAAATACCACAAACATTCTGTGTAGCTAATATCTTCTTTCTATTCTTTTCATAAGCTCCTCTATGTCCAGGCAGCTTATCGGTTCTAACTATCTTAGTCATTTGTTTTTTCTCCTTATCATTAAAAAATAAAAAGGGGGAGGGTATAAATAAAAAATAGGATAATTTTTAAATCATCCTATTTCCATTTGAAAGGAGGCTTCTATGAACCATCTCTAATTTATACTTTTACAATACTATTATATCAGGTCAAGAAGTAATATTTCGTAACATTTAGTAACTTTTCGTAACTTCTTTTCTTAAAATTTCCAAAGCTATGCCATGAAGTTTTTTTATATAGCCTTCACAATAAAATAATTCTGCAGCTATAACTGACCATTGATAATATTTAAAATATCTTAAGTACAATATCTGATACATAGTAGGTTCTAATGTATCAATCTTAGATTTTAATATTTTTTTCTTTTCGACTAAAATACTTATATTTTTTTTGATACTTTCTTCTAAGTCCACAATTTTTATTATTGCATCAGACATATCACTTGTATTAGAATTTTGAACCTTATCCATTCTATAATCAATGCCTTTTAATAAATCTTGATAAAATTTGAGTCTTTCAAGTTCTTCTATGCTTGAATTAATTTTAAAATCTAGATATTTAATTTCTTTAAGTTCTTGCTTAATATCTTCCATTTATTCCTCCAAAAACTTATAAATTTTATTAAATTTATTTTGCTTTATAAACTCCCTCTTACTTTCAAAAGTTTCTACAAGTTTTTTACCATCAATATCAGTTAAGCAAGCGAACCAAGTTGATCTAAAGAACTTATAATTTTCTTGAATTATATCTTCGTGATTTCTACCATTAAAAGAATAACCTCTTGGATTTCTTCCTTGTATTGCTCTTATCGTATCATCTATTGCTTGTAATACAATAGCTGATGCTAAATTCTTATATGGATTACTCATAACTAAAATGCTCCTGTACTACCAAAACCGCCTATTCCTCTATCAGTATCATTGATGACAGTGTCTGTTTGCTCCAAAAATACCTCTGTTTTTTCATTAAATACAATCTGTGCTATCTTCTGTCCTGCTTCAAATTCAACTCCATAATCGTTCAAATTTTGCATTACGACTTGTACTTCTCCTCTGTAATCACTGTCCACAGTTCCAAAGTGGACTAATATTCCTTTTGAACTAATTGAGCTTTTAGGTCTGACTTGTGCTTCAATATGTTTATCTAATTCAAGATATAGACTTGTTGGTATTAGTTTTGTTTGATTAGGTAGTAGCTTAAATGGTCTAGTAGTTTTTAAATCATATCCACTATCTGTATCGTGTCCTTTAATTAAATTATAATCGCATTTATATTTCATTTTGTTTGTTCTCCTTTGGTGTATGTTTTATAACTGCGATAATACTTGATGTTTTTATTGTTATTTCGCTTATAAAATCCATTTTATCATCTGTTTTAAAAGTTAAATTTTGTATTCTATCAGAATTTCCTTGAATTATAACTTTACAAATATTATATGTTTCAAAATCAATTTTAAATTCTTTTCCTCCACTAAGAATTACATAATACCTGTATTTTTCTTTTGACGTTGTTGTTTCCATCTTTACACTTTCTTCCATACTTAAACCTCCTATAAATTCTTAATTTTTTTAACGTGAGAACATCTAAATTGCTGATTATCATCAACGCCCTTTAAAAAGTAATATCCGTTTTTATAACATAAGTAATCATCAGTTCTAGTTAGTATTCCACAATATACAAAATCATCAAATAAAGTAACTTCTACATATTCATCTAAATAGCTTTCAAGTTCAATTTTATTCATTTTCTTTACCTACCTTTTTCGTTTCTAAATAGTAAATCATTTATCATTAATCTTGTGCGTTTTACTTTTTCTTTATTGTGTTGTCTTGAGTTATATCCCATTGCTCTACTTGTGTAATTTTCTTTAAGTGCTTTCAAAAGTTCTATTGCTATATCTATATCTTTTTCGAGTTTTTTATCTATCATTTTCTAATAGCTCCTTATTTTCGTATATATTGCCTATTACTTCTAAGTCTTCGCAACTTAGTATGATATCTATGAATAAATTAATATGGTTTTTAAATTCTATATTAAATCCACAATTAAAAAACGTTACAACACCCTTTTCTTCCTCGTATTCATCTTCTTCTTCAAACGGACTTCCTTTAAAAAGATAACCGCTATTTATGATATCTCCCTCAAAAATTTCCACTCCGTTTTTATCGTGGAATCCCGTTGACTGCATAAGTTCAACATCTTTAAGCGGTTGGCAAGTGTCTAATTCTTCATCATCATCAATATAAAATGTTACTTCTTCAAATTCTAAATCAATATTTGATACAGTTCCTAATATCTGTAATTTTTTATCCCAAACTCTAAATTTTAAATTATTCATAGTTTTACTCCCCGTTTTCGTTAGATTTCCAAAATACTTTTTGTTCATTTTCTAAATCATTTAACAATTTACAAATATACCATACACCCTCACAAAATCCATTATATCTTAATACCTGTGGTATAGTAACAGGTTCATAATCCGGGTCGTCTGTATTCTCGTTTCTTTTAGGTTTTCTTCTTTGCAACTCTACATTTGCTTTATCAATAAATTCGTTTTTAGCTGAACTTAAATTATTATTTACAAAAATATTTCTTTTTCTAAGTTCTTTTAAAATATTAGAATAGAGTATTATAATATTATTGTTTAATTCCAAAAGTTCTTCATCCGTTAATTTGTCAACGTTTATTAACAATAAGTCATCAACTAAATCTTTGTATCTTAAATCTTCTATATTCATTACTTAAACCTCCTCTTTTATCGCTGCAATTTTTGATATAGTAATTTTTTTATTTTCTAAAAAGAATTTTTTACCATCTTTTGTAAGTGTGCCTTTTAAAGTGCCTTGCTCATTTACAAGAATTATTTTTATTTTCTTGCCAATATATTCATTTAGCATAGATCCATCTATTGCCATTAGTCCATCCCCTTTATCTCTGTTTCTATGAATTTATCCAATTCATCTTCTACTCTTCTTCTTTTTTCTTTTAACTGTGCTATTTCTTTTTCAATTTCCACAATATTTATTATCTCTTTTTCTTGCTCTTTTACAGGTATTCTCCAACTATCTTCAACGTCTTTACAGATTTCGTGATGTATAGTGCTTTTAGTTTTACAATCATAAATTTCTTTTATAACTTCAATATCTGTCTTTTCTTTATCAATAATCAAAAATAAAACTGGTATTGAAGTATCTTCAAAAGCATTTTCAATGATATTTAATTCTTTTACTGCATTTTTTAAAATTTTTCTAAATTGCTCCTCTGTTTTTCTATAAGCAATACCTGGAAAACAAATATAAAATCCAAATCTCTTACTATATTTCAAAGATTTTAAAATAAAAATATCATCAACTACTCCTGATTTTTTAAAAGAAAAATCTTTTTGAATATTCTTTTGTTCATCTTCTTCTAACTCTTTAAACTTTAAAGAAAAAGGATAATTCATAACTATACAATCCGCTTTAACGTCGCTTTCATAATTAAAGAAACTTATATTTGAAATATCTGAATTAGGATAATTTTCTTTAAAAACATCACAAGCATTTTTTTGAATTTCTACTCCATATATCCATTTTGGTTTTATATGTTGCTCTAGTTGACCGCTTCCGACTGCTCCGTCAAAAACTGTAATATCTTCTCCAACATATTTTCTTACTTTTTCTGCTAAATATTTTCTAAGTTCTTGACCAGTAATATATTCTGCAAATTTATCAGCTATATTTCTATTATTAAACTCTTTCATTTTAACCCTTTATTATAATTTCTCTTGCTTCTTCAACACTTCTTGCTATCCCAGTAATAGCTCCGTATTCTTGCATAGTTTTTAAAAAATGTATCTGTTCTGGTCTAGCTTTTCCTTTTTCGTTTTTAATTTCTAAAAAAATCGCCTTTCCATCTGACTTTCTAAAACCAAATAAATCTGAAAAGCCTTTAGGAACACCAGTTGAAACAAATCTTCCATCTTCACTTTTAAAAACACCAACATTGATTCTAAAAATTACTGCAATATCATTAACATTTTTTCTAATTTCATTTTGTATAAAATGCTCTTTCATAGCTACCTCGCTTTATTAGTTTAAATTGTGATTAACTGTCCCTAAATTTCAAACCCTCCCTCACTTAAAAAACTTTATTTTTAAACATTTATAATATATTTATTATTATTTTTAGGGAGGGTTGGAAGGTAGTTTATAAAAGTACTAAAAGAAGAGTATATATAGAAAGAGGTTAAAAACGAGAGTATCCCCTCCCTCATTCTATAAGTTTTTATTGAAAATTCAACATTTTTAAAGAATTTTCAACTCTCCCTTCTGTCCCTAAATCTTTAAGGGCAATATTTTTATAAACCATTACACCTTTAGTCTTATATTTATCAAATTTTTTAGAAAATTCTACTCCGAATTTTGTTCCACTCATAACATATTGACCATTTGTTACAGCCCAATTTTTATAAGCTTGATAAACTGTTCCTGATGGTGTATTATAACCTTCTAAAATCATAATACATTCATCTATAAACTGACCTATAGTGTCCATTTCTTGCTTATATAAGCTTATAGAGTTTTTAACCTTTTCAGGTTTTTCTAGTCCATCTTTATGATATTTTTTAAGACCAGCTAAAGCCCAGTTAAGAATGCCTGGAAGTTCTTCTAATAATTCCTCTTTAAGATTTTTATTAATTTTTTTTACTTTAGCATCAAAAGGAATAATATTAAGTCTTCGCCATATTCCATCATCATTACCACGAATAATAGGTTTGTGATTAGTAGCCATCCAAATTTTAAATTCAGGAATAAACTCAAATTCATTTTTATAAAGAAATCTAGCAGTTACTTTATCGCCACCAGTTAATTGCTTTACAAGTCCCTCATCAAATCTCATTCCGTCATTAGGTTCAGTAGTAGTAACAAATCTTGCTCCTTTAAGTCTAGCTATATCATTATTAGCTCCTTGTTGATTCTTAACCATTAAAGAGCCAGGCTGAATATTTAAAGCATAATGTCCAAACAAAGCACTCATAACTTCTAAAAAAACAGATTTCCCATTAAGTCCATTACCAAAGAGAATAAATAAGCACTGCTCTCTAGTCGAACCTGTAAGAGAGTAGCCAATAGCTTTTTGAATAAATTCAATTAACTCTTCATCTTCTAAAAAAATCTCTCTTAAAAATTTAATCCACTTAGAACATTTTCTTTTAGGGTCAAATTCAGTTCCAGCAATTTTAGAAAAGAAATTATTTTTATCATGATCCTTGAATAAATATTCCTTTAAGTCTAAAAATCCATTATCAACATTAAATAAGTAAGGATCTAAATCCAATTCATTATTAGTAATAGCTACTTTATGTTGCAATTCTTTAAGCATATTTTCTTTACCTTTTGAATTTCTGGTATATTTAATATGCTTTAAAAGTGCCTTTTCTTGGTCTTCGTCATTAACGAACTTAAATTCATTTTTCATATCTGCAATAACAGTTTCAGCAAGATTTTTGATAATTGAGCTTGAATCTTCTTGCCAAAATCTTGAATTATAAATCATAAAAGACTTATTATCATAGTTATATCTAACAATATCTTCATATTTTTTTAAAAATCTTTCAGCATTTCCTGTATCGTCATAACTAAAGAAGTTATTATCACCTATAAAAATTTTGAATTCATTATCCTTTAAATAAACATTTTTACAGTCTTTAATAGCTTTATTTAAAGTCTTTTCTCCATAGGTAAATTCTCCTCTCTTCTCATCCCATTTAGCTCTATAAAGACTACTTTGTCTAAAAATAGCATCCATTTTTTCTTTATCTTTTGCACAATAATATGCAAGATAATTACAGAATGCCATATCAGCTTCGGACTGACTGCTATAATTATGATTATTTATAAATAAATTGTGGAATTTTTTATTTTTAAGTGCGACCTCTAGTATTTCATCCAATTCTAAATTAGAATTAAAATTAGGACTGTTTTTTTCGGTTTCAGAGCTACCTATATATTTCTCAAATAAATCAATAACCTCTTCAGTACATTCATTGACATAATCAATATTAGATAAAGAATTTCCAGTCATAACAAAGAATCGACCTGATGAATACATTTCAACATTACTTTTACGTCTTCCACCTTCAGGGAGTTTACCTTTACAAATAAAATGAACTCCTTTTCCACTTTGAGAAAATTCTCCATAGGTTTTTAGACTATCAGCAAATTCACTTATAATATTTTCGTCAATTCCTTGCTTAAATAATTCAACATCTTCATCTATCTTATCAATATCAATTCCAAAAAAAGGTTCATCAAAGAAAAAGCCGATTCCGTTACAGCCGAATTTATCTATATTATCTACACAGATTTCATAAGTATTCCATGTGGACTTATCGTTGGACTTTGCAAAATCTCCTGTTAGTCCATTTATAGGTATTTTGGTATTTTTACCGTCTCTTTTTACAAGACGGTAAAGACACCAGTTACTATACTCTTTTAGTTCTTGAGGTATTTTCTCATACATTTTTTACTCCTAGAATGGTATTTCTTCGTTATTAGCTTCAGGGAATGTTCCAAAAGGTGCATCAAAACCAGAAACATCCCATTTGCTTATACTTTCATAAGTTTTTCCATTATATTCATGATGCTTAATAGTTACTTTACAATTCTTTCCTTTGTAATCATCAAGTAACTCATTTAAAGTCTTGTATTCTTTACCATTTATTAACTTACAAGCTTTTCCTATTGAATTAAATTCTTGTAATGAATAGCTATCAGTTTCAAGTCTTTTCCACATCTTATAGAAAATTAGTCTCTTTCCATATTTTTGAGTAGCTATATCGTCTCTAACTTTTAAAGTTAGTTGAATGTGTTCTTTTCCTGCTTGAGTTAAAGCAACCTTTGCATCATCAATAATAACTTCATAATCTCCTTCTGGTAATAAATCAAAACTTTGACAATCATTGAAATCCATTTTATACATAATTTTTATTCTCCTTTAAATTAATTTTAATATTTTGCCTAAATAATAGGCTCTACCTGGTTTGTAATTATTATCTATACACCAGTTTCTAAGTTCTTTCATATTTTTACATTCTTTCCAGTCTTTAGTATTTAGTCTAAAACTAAAATCATTTTCTTTTATTTCTTTTAATTCGACTGAAGTATCAATTTCGACTTCCTGTTCCGCTCTAAACTCAAAGCCACAGCAGGGACAAATTAAGTATTTTTTATCTATTGCTGCAAAACATTCAGGGCAAGTCTTCGGGTTATCTTGTAATTTACTTTCTCTTTGTTCTTTTGTCTCTCCTTCTAAGCTCCACTCCCTCTCTAAATTAGGTAGTCCGAAACGTTCAACATTTCCAACACAATCAATAATAGTTGCAGTTTTGTTCGGTCTATATCTCATAGATCTCATTGACTGTTGAATGAAAAGTGATAAAGACTTTGTAGGTCTAAGCAAAATAACAACTTCACAGTCTGGAACATCAAAGCCCTCTCCTATAAGGTCAACATTGCAGAGGATTTGAATTTTACCTTCTCTAAAATCTTTAATTATAGACTCCCTTTCTTTCTTCTCTGTCTTAGCATCTAAATGAATAGCTTTTATATTTGACTCGCTAAATTCGTTAGCAATTTTCTTGCTAAACTCTACATTAGGGCAATAGCAAATGGCTTTTTTACCTTTTGCAAGTCTTTCATAAGTTTTTAAAACATCTGAGTATATTATTCTATTCATTGTTAAATCAGAAACTTTATAATCTCCGTGAGTAACTTTTAGATTATGAGTATTTATAATCTCTGGTGCAAAGTATCTAAAATTAGCTAAAAAATTATTTTGTATTAGCCAGTTTACTGACTTTCCTATAACTAAAGCATCATTAACATCAGAGAGTCCGACTCCATTTAGTCTAATTGGTGTAGCGGTAAAACCTAACTTTAAGCAACTTGAAAAATAATCATAAATTTTTTTGTAGGTTTTAGCTAAAGCATGATGATTTTCATCTGTAATGATCAAGTTAGGTCTTTCTATTTTATCTAGCTTATTAACTAGAGTTTGAACCATATAGACATCTACAAAACTCATATCAACACCATAATTTTTAAAAGTCTCTATAATTTGGTCTTTAAGTTCTTTTCTGTGGATAAGGAATAAAACTCTATTATTTTTTTCTGTTGCAGACTTTACAATATCGGCAATAATAACAGATTTTCCACTTCCACAAGGGGAAACTATACAAGGACTTTTAAAGCCCTTTCTAAAAGAGTTTTTTGCTTCTTGAACTAACTCTTCTTGATGTGGATAAAGTTTATACATTTGTTATCAGCTCTTCCACTTTGCAACCTTTTCTATTATCAAGTCTATTTTTAGCATAGACACTATTTAAAGGTTCAAGAATGAAACCTCTAATGATTTCTCCTGATTCATCTTTTTTACAAACTAATCTAGCAACTACATCACAAAGTCCTAAAAAGTTATTTAAAATTTTAAGTCTTATATCTGGCATTGAACGATTATACATTTGACCTGTACTCTCATCAGTCCAGACATCAGAAGTTTCCCAAGCTGTAAAAATAATTCTATTATTTAGATTTGTTAAAGCTCTTAAACTATCTAAAATAGTAAAATCTATTCTTTGATAATCAGCTTGTGAAGGCACTCTGTTATTCTTTCCTTCTCTTCCAAGATTAGCTAGGCAACTTCTGAAAAGTTCTGAAACGTTGTCTATAACAATATTGTCATAATCTTTAGCAGCACCTTTTATTAATTCAGTAACAATACTAATCCAGTTATCAAAAATGTTATGAGTATCAACTTCCACAATATCAATATTTTTTTCACCTTTTAAAACTATTGAAGACTTATCAATATCAATTAAAAGAGTTTTGCCTTTAATAAATTTAATTGCAGTAGTTTTTCCCATTCCAGGATTTGCATAAATTAAGTAGCAAGATTTCTTATTATTTAATTCTGTAGCTTTTGTTATCTTCATTACTTAATCACCAAACTTTCATTTTCAATAATTACTGCACCTTTAATTTCTCTACCTTCCTTAATAGCTTTTTTTATTTCAGTCTTATTAGGTTCAGGGTCTTTAAACTTTAAAAATTCTTTTGGAATAAGACTTAAATCTGTTATCTCTGTACTTTCGTTTTTTCTAATAGAGATTTTAAAAACTCCTAGATCCATTTTGTTAAGTCCTGCATTATTAAGACATAATCTAGTATAGTTTTCTAAAGATTTTAGTTGATTATCTAATATAGTTTCTTTATTTTTCAGTCTATCTCTTTCCTCTTTAATCATAGCTTTATTACCTTTGATGTTCTTGCATAATTTAGCTATATTTAAGAGTTTTTCTTGTAACTCATCTTCTACATCATCTGCAGCTTTTTCTAAAAATTCTTCTGTTATTTCTTCATTTCCTATTAAATCTTGTATATTTTTATATCTTTCTGATATTTCGTATAAATTAGCCATTAAAACCTCCTTAATATTTTTTTTACATCTTGTTTTACTCTTAGTACCTCTGCACTGTTGTATTCTCCGTTTTTTGCATTTTTTTCACAGTCAACTTTTAAACATTTCAGCTTTAAGATACATTTATCAATACTATCTAGTAATTCTTTTCTTGTAGGTTTCATAGTATTACACCAAAAGAGCCATAAAAGTAACTCCTATTAAAGCTACAGTTAGAACTTTGTTTCTAAATTTTAAATCTTCAATTTCTTCTTTTGAATTATCTTTTACGATTTCAATGATCTCTTCCTTTACTTCTACTTTTTGTTTAGAATTTAAAATATTTATTATTGAAGTATTTATAATATTATTTTGTAGTTCGTTCATCTTGACAGTCTCCTTCTTATTTAATATAATGTGTTTAGTGTATTTTTTTAGTACGTCAAATTTTTCATAAATTTATAAGACGTACTTTTTTATTTTAGGATTTCTCCCTGATGTTCTATCAACCACCTGTTAAGTTCTGATTTTATAAAGTATAGTTTTGTTCCTATAAAAATATGTGGAATATCATCATAAGTTTTAGCTAAATTTCGTAAAGTAGTTTCTCCTATACCTATATACTCGACACATTCTTTAGTAGTTAATAGCAATTTATCTTCCATTGTTTCACCTCCTTTTTCTAACTTAAAGTTAGGTTAAAAATCAAAAAAAATATCATCAATACTTTTTTTGTATAAATCACAAAGTCTTTTTAGGCTTCCTAATTTTATAATTTTGTTATTATCTTCCCAAGCTGAAATAGTTTCTCTTCTTACTCCCATTATTTTTGCAACTTCTTCTTGAGTAAGTCCTGCATTAACTCTTGCGGCTTTTAATGTAATTTTTTCATCCAAAGTATCACCTCCTCTTTACATTTACTATTATACTCCTAACTTAAAGTTAAGTCAATACTTTTTTAACAAAAAGTTAGTTTTTTTTAACTTTTTTATTGTTTTTTTTAACTTTAAGTGATATAATATAGAAAAAGGAAGTGATTACATGAATAATAATATAAGAGAAGTATTTTCTACAAATTTAAAGGAAATGCTAAAAGAAAGAGGTAAAACTCAATTAGAATTAGCGAAATTTGTGGGAGTTTCAGACGCTTCTGTAAATAATTGGGTAAATGGTATAAAATTACCTAGAATGGATAAGGTCGATAAAATATGTAAATTTTTAAATGTTAAACGTTCAGATTTAATCGAACCTATAAAACCCCAATCAATAGACGACTTAAACTTAACAGGTATAGAAAGAATTGCAGCAAGTCATAGGGATGATGACTTTACCGAAGAAGATTTAGAAGATATTCAAA